CTGCTTTGACCACAATCTTTTTTTGCTTGTCTCAAAATAAATTTGCAACACTGGAGAGGTAAATGGGTAGCAATAAAAAACGGGGTACACTATCTGAGAGTGAGAGACTGGAGATCATTGAGCTGTATGAGAGTGGAGATCATACCTATCAATCATTGGCAGATCAATTTGATGTAAACAAAAGCACCATATCCCGGATCATCAATAAACAACAAAAAAAACTCAATCGCATCACAAAATCAGAGGAGTCAAAACAAAAGACTCCACCACCATCCACTCAATCATCCAGTACAGTGGTGAGTGATCCATTATTATTCAGAGAGATCAAACTGATGGAGATTGCACAGGACATTGAGTCCACTAGAGAGAGAGGTAGTCATCATGCACTGCCACAATTCCACAGACTCCACCTGCAGGTCTATGATGAGTGGGTAAGTATCAAAAAGGAGATGGATGAGATTGATGGTCTGACAAATCCTGAGGAGGTATTGCATACTATAGCTATAGCAGTAAAACAATTGCCACCAGTCCTCAGAGATAGACTGCAGGATATGTTGGATGGTCATTTTGATAATGTCATACCTCTGTATGGTGGAGGTAGTGGTGAGTAAAATCAATCTCTATTGTGGAGACTCATTGCAGGCAATGAGAGAGATGGATGATAATCAGTATGATTTGGCAATAGTTGATCCTCCATATGGTATATCTCAGGACAAAGGTATAGAGTTTGGAGATTGGAAAAGATCAATACACAAAAAAAAAGATTGGGATAATGAGATACCACCACCTGAGTATTTTGTGGAGTTGATGAGAGTCTCAAAAAATCAGATCATATGGGGAGGTAATTATTTTTTAGATTATCTATACAATACTAGATGCATGCTAGTATGGGATAAAAATAATGGTACAAATCCAATGAGTGATTGTGAGTTAGCATGGACTAGTTTTCATAGTTCAGTGCGAAAATTTACATATAATCATATTCAAGAATATAATCAAAAAATACCTAGAATTCATCCAACACAAAAACCGGTCTCACTCTATCACTGGGTATTGAATAAATATGCCAAAAAAGGAGACAGGATACTGGATACTCATTTGGGTAGTGGATCAATCGCAATTGCATGTCATGATATGGGATTTGATTTGGATGGTTGGGAGCTGGACACAGACTACTACCACAAAGCAGTCCAGAGATTTGATAATCACACGAAACAGATACAATTATTTTGAGTGGAGGTAGTGGTGAGTAAAATCAATCTTTATTGTGGAGACTCATTGCAGGCAATGAGAGAGATGGATGATAATCAGTATGATTTGGCAATAGTTGATCCTCCATATGGTATCGGAGGTAAAGATCAAAGATATGCAGGTAATGGATCAGGTAAGTTGAAAAATAGAATACTCAATCAAAGTGCAAAAAAATTTGCAGATTGGGATAATGAGATACCACCACCTGAGTATTTTGTGGAGTTGATGAGAGTATCAAAAAATCAGATAATCTGGGGAGGTAATTACTTTGATTTGCCTCCATCCAGATGTGTGATCTGTTGGGATAAGTGCCAACCATGGACAAACTTTAGTCAGTGGGAGATGGCATGGACCTCATTTGACAAACCTGCATCTCTTTACAGGTTTGCTAATCGTACAGGTGACAAAATCCATCCAACACAAAAACCGGTCTCACTCTATCACTGGGTATTGAGTAAATATGCCAAAAAAGGAGACAGGATACTGGATACTCATTTGGGTAGTGGATCAATCGCAATTGCATGTCATGATATGGGATTTGATTTGGATGGATGGGAGCTGGACACAGACTACTACCACAAAGCAGTCCAGAGATTTGATAATCACACAAAACAGATACAATTATTTTGAGGTAAGACAAATGAAAAATGACATTAATGATTTAGGACAATACATCATCTCCATTTGTGGACATTGTCATGTGGATACAATTGCAGATGAGATTGGATATGCCAGTGGTACAATAAACAAGTGGACTAGAGGTCATGATAGAGAGATCATGAAAATTGATGCAATGATAGACCTTGCAGAGTATCTCAGTAATAAGGATAACCATCCACCTCTCTATCACATCCTCAAAATGTTGGAGATGAGAGATCACTACCACATAGTCCTCCAAAAGTGGATACACAAAAACAAATGGGGCAAAAAATAGATGAGTCTCCTACACCTCCAAAGGATTGCAAAACAGACTGCACTACTCCAACAGGATGCAGAGGATGATCCACTCAAATACTGGAGACCAACACCAGTACAAGAGAGAGTTTTGAGAGATGAGTCCAGATTGGTACTCCTCAGAGGTGGCAATCAGATAGGCAAGAGTGCCACAGGTGCATTTGACTGTATTTGTCATCTATTGGGTAGACATCCATACAAGTCAGTGCCACCTGCACCAATAGAGGCATGGATCATTTGTCATAGTTGGGAGCAGTCAAGGACTATCATGGGCAAATTTCATGAGCTTGTACCAAAATCAGAATTGCATCCTGATGTGGAGTATGTACCCGGTAAAGGATACAGAGGTACAGGTGCACCAATCATCAGATTTAAAAATAATAGTTTGGTCCGTTTTAAAACTACAAATCAGGGTACACTAGGTATAGCTAGTGGTACAGTGGACTACATTTGGGTGGATGAACCTCCACCACCAGTCATTTTTGGAGAGTTGAGGGCACGGATCACCCGTACAAATGGCAAAATGTTATTTACAATGACACCTATTGGTGCACCTGTGGACTATCTCAAACAGATGGTCAAAGACAAAATCATCTCTGAGCATGTGGGTGTGATGTCAGTGGAAAATACCACTCCAAAGGGATGCAAGCCTATGATGACTCAAAAAGAGATTGAGGAATTAAAAATGTCATACCTACCACTGGACAGAGATGCACGGATCAATGGAGATTGGGAGGGTGGTATACCAGAGGGCAGAGTGTTTGAGCAGTTTACAGATGACCTCATCTCAGATTTGACACCTGATCCTGATCGAAATTATGTGTGGAGTATTGGTATTGATCATGGTCATGACATTGCCTCACAGGTGGCAATCTTGACTGCAGTGGATGTGACAGATACTGACAAAGAGATAGTGTATGTGGTGGATGAGTATGTGGCAAGTGGTGCAAGTGCAGATGTGCATGCAAAAGGGATCATTGCAATGATAAAACGCAATGGACTTGACATTGCATCGATACAGAGATGGACCGGTGATAGATCACATGGTGGATCACGAAATAATGGAGGCAAAATGTCAAATGCAATGTTGACTGCATCATTTGCCCACATACTAGGGTATCCTAAAGGGCAATTACCTTTTAGAATTCGCACTGCCTACAAACCCAAATACTCAGTGTATTATGGTAGTCAAACCATCCATCAATTGATGTGTGCACATCGTTTTCAAATCTTCCCTCAGTGTGATAGGACAATCAAAAGTCTCAAATACTGGGCGATGAAAAAATCAGGAGGTATGGATACAATGTCAGAGTGGAAACATTGCATCGATGCATTGAGATATGCTATAATGGGTATAATAAGCGAACAATATAACGCACCAAAACAATCAAAAATCAGGTTGAACAGATGAAACATATTGCACAGATGCCACAGATGCCTCTATATGGGGATCAAATCACACAGTCCAGAATACAAGAGACCTCATTGAGACATCGCATGTTGACAGGTAGATGGCAAAATGATCTCATTGATACCATCACTCAACATATCCCTGAGAGTAGACAAGCTGCATGGGGTATCCCGGATATGTCATCCAATATATTCAAGTCCTGTTGTAGTGCACTCTGTGGTCTTTATGTTGAACCTCCTACAATTGGAGTCAATGAGACCACACCGGGGCAGGCAGATGGTTTAGTGGGCAGGACAGGACTCATCAATGAGGCAGGTCTATGGAGTATGATGCAGAGAGTCCAATTTTTTACGATTGGATTGAGGGAGTGTTTTATACGGGTGGATGTTAATGATGCAGGTGATGGTCTATTGTATCGTATTGTCACTCCGGATATGGTGGATGCAGAGTCCTCTGCAGGTGATCCATCCACTCCACACACGATTAAAGAGATGAGATTGAGATACTGTGAGGAGTCCCACAAATATGAGTGGACTATGGACTATCTCTCAATCAAAGATCCAAATGATCCAGAGTATGAGATTTATACACTGACACAAAATGGAGATAAAGACAGAGATGTGACAGTAAAATATTTAGGTGCAGAGATGAGTGGTCCTATGTATCCATATAGAGACTCAAATGGAGTGCCTTTTTTACCATACAGTCTATACCATGCAGAGATACATGGTCATCTATTTGATGCCTTTAATCTCAGAGAGATCATTGCAGGCAGTTTAAACTCCTCCGTGATGTACAGTTATCTCCTCCACCTGATGAGAGACTGCAGCCATCCTCAGAGATGGTTGATGGGTGCAACATTGGCAGGACTTGATACATTTGATAACAATTTGGAGAGTAGACGCAATGCAATTGCATCTGATCCTGCATCCATTTTGGTCTTTACACCTGATCCTGATTTGCAACCCGGACAACAACCACAGATAGGACAGTATCAAGCTGGTGGAGATGTGGAGAAAATGTTGGAGGCAATCACTGTATATGAGAGGAGATTGGCAGTGCAGATGGGTATCAATCCTGCAGATGTACAAAAAATGAGTGGAGATCCTCGTAGTGGATATGCCATTGCCACCAGTCGGTCCTCATTGCGTGAAAATCAAAGGAAATTCGCTCCATCATTTCGTCGTGCAGATATGGAGACATTGGAGATCAGTGCAAAAATCTCAAATCAGTATTTTGGTACAAACTATCCTGAGAGTGGATACAGAGTGGAGTATCATGCTATACCATTGAGTCCAGAGGAATCAAAAGAGCAGAGAGAGAATATGTTGGCACTCCTCAATGCAGGTCTGATCTCCAAAGTGGATGCAATCAAAATCCTGCATCCTGATTTGGATGATGTTGATGCCAAGAAGAAATTACTGCAAATTCAATCGGAAAACCTATCATTTTAACTATCAAAAAAGGGAGATAGAACATGAAAACTATTACACATGAGGGTATTGAATATATCCAAAAGGATCATGTAGATGAGATTGTCAGACAGAGGATCTCAAAATACAGTGAAAAATTGACAGCTACAGAGGCAAAATTATCAGAGTATGAGTCACAGTTGGATGAGGCAAGAGTCAAAATGAAATTGGTTGACACACTCACCAGTCAAGTGGAGACATTGCAAAGTGATCTCAGTACTGCCAAATCTCAATATGAGAGACATACTATCATCTCTCAATATGGCATCACTGATGGAGATGTGAGGGAGGCAGTGGAATGGACATACAACAAAAAAATGAGTACTCTACCAAAAAAGGATCAGGTCTCATTGGGTGATTGGTTGCAAACAATCAAAGATGATCCATCCAGTGCACCATCCATCCTCAGACCATTTTTCACAGACTCCACTCAATCAGAGAGTGCACCTGTACAATCCACTCCACAAAATCCATCCACACCATCCTCACACACTCCACCTCCATCAAATAGAGGTGTGAGTGTGCAATCCTCCAATATACCTCCATCTGACATTTTGCAGAGAGCAAATGACCCATCATTTTATGCACAAAATAGAGAGGCAATCAGAGAGGCATATTACAAACAATCCAATAATACCTCACCATACAAATTTTGATGGAGTGAGAGATGGCCACATTTCGATATAGTGATGGTGCAGGTGTACCATCAAGACAGGATTTTGCAAACCAGTCCACAATCATAGTCACACATGGTCTCGGCTATGTGCCCAATGTATGGATCGTGATTGGTGGACAGTTGGTAGAGAGTGCAATCACACATAATAATGATTTGACATTTACAGTCATTTTTCAAACATCTGAGACAGGTGTGATATATTATAGATGATTTTTAACAACACAATATAGGAGTGATTATGTCACAACGCAATTTATCGCCTGAAGTCATTTTTGAGGGCATCATCAAACAAAATGGGACAGTATCAAATGATGCACATTTGATTACCCGTGGATACTTGCATGGCAATGTTATCAATGGTATCCATCCAGATAGTGCAAACTATGCAGAGGTAGTATCTGATAATGGTGTGGACAAATTAAAATTAAAACCATTGACAGTCACAGATGTCACAGTAAACAGTACAGCTACATCATTGTCTGATTTTGTTGCAAATGTTTATACTGGATCCAATTTTCAAGAAGGCGACATCGTATTTTTGACCTCAATGTCTCCTACTGAGTGCTATATCCATAACGGTGGAGCCGCTGGGACTAGTGCAGATTGGGAATTGGTAAATAGTGGATTGAGTACTGCACAGGTGCGTGCAATGTTGAGTGCATCCAGTGGTATCAATTACAATTCATCGACCGGAGAATTCACTGCAGATCAAGCTGAGATTCAAGGGTTTTTCTCTGCAGGTACTGGATTGGCATATAGTGCAGGACAATTCTCCTTGAGTGCAAATTCTGATCAAGTATCTGAGGGAGCATCAAATTTGTATTTTACAGATGCCCGTGCACAATCTGCAATCTCAGTTGCCTCTGTGACTGGTCCAAATGTACAATTATTGCAATATGTCAATGGTGTTTTGTCTGTAGAGTTGGCAGATGTATTTGCAGAGTTCTCTGCAGGTACTGGATTGACTTTTTCAGGTGGAGAATTTTCATTTACTGGTGACACTGATGATGTATCAGAGGGATTAACAAATGTATACTTTACTGATGCCCGTGCACGATTGGCATTAAGTGCAGGTACTGGTATCTCCTACAATAATAGTACAGGTGCAATCTCTCTCAATGCAGATACTGATGATGTATCAGAGGGTGCAATCAATAAATACTTTACAGATGCCCGTGCACGATTGGCATTGAGTGCAGGTACTGGATTGGCATATAACTCATTATCAGGACAATTCTCATTGAGTGCAAACTCAGATCAAGTATCTGAGGGATCTACTAATTTGTATTACACTACTGCACGGGTACAGGCTGATGTAGGTGTATCATCAGATCCCGGTGAGTTGATTGGTTACAGTGCAGGCGAATTCACATTGAAATTGTCTCAATTGCGTAAATCATTTGCAAATCAATCATTGACTGCAAACACTGCATTGACATTGACTCACAGTTTAGGAGAAAAATTGGTACATGTAAGTGCAATGGACTCTAACTCTGAGAAGATTGATTTGAAAGTGGTATATGTATCCACTACTCAGGTATCTGTGACATCTGTAGTAAATATTACAGGTGTTGACATTGCAGTATCATTGTAATATACTTGATACAGTAAATCTTTAGTCATTTGTTGTTTTAAAGAGTCTCCATTGGAGACTCTTTTTTTATGTCTATTTGTCTTTCTCGATGATCATATTGACATGACCTGATCCAGATTGCATCGCAATGAGCAGTGATCTATTTGATTGTCTACCAATCTCCATATTGATTGAGATGAGATTATTTGCAGGTACAAAACAATAATCAGTTATGTCTACTCCAAAGGCATCTCCATCCTCACCAATATTTGCAAAATACAGTGCACCTATTGATCCAAATGTGATTTTTGTGGCATTTTTGGGTATTGTAATTTCCTGTGCAGTGGTAGTCACTGCAAATCTTTTGATGTATGGGTAATCATTTACATTTGATAAATCTATGATTGACATTGTACTCTCCTTTTGACAGATTTTGTCATAGTATAACACATATACAATGTAATGAGATACAATAGATTTGACTACAGACTTTTTGAGTGGGAGTTAGTCTCCAGTCGGATAGGGTCACACCCGTAAATAGTGAGAGTCCGTTTTTATATATTATCAAAACCTATCTATTGAGAGATAAAAAATTATGGCTACTATTGATTATTCAAGTTTAGGCAATTTGCGTTTGAGCGCAATGATTGAAAATGAGGTGCGTGCAGTGTTGGCAGACATGGCATCAATCCGTAATACCGGGGCATTATTGTTTGCAGGCGATGTTGCAGGCATCGGTAGTACTGTTACCCGATTGCGCTATGCAGATTGGGGTGCAAGTACACCTTTTGCCAGTGCTGCAGATGGTGCAGATGTTGCAAATACAACATTGACTCCATCCACTGTAGACATCACTGTGGGACGATCTGCATTGCGTTATGACATCACAGATTTGGCAGGATTGACAGGTATGGGTCAAGACATTGATCCGTTTTCTTTAGCTGCCCAGATGGCAATGAGTGCAGAGGCACGCATCAATCAAATTATTGCAGCTACTTTTGCTAGTGCATCAAATTCTGTGGGTACTAGTGGAGTAGACATGTCTGTAGATGACTTTTATGATGCGATGTTTCAATTGGAGAGTGAGTCAAATGATGGAGAATTTTTCTGCATTTTGCATCCTCAACAATTGTCTGATTTGCGTGACTCTTTGCGTAGTGAGTCAAATAATGCTTTAGCATTTTCACCAGCTACTGAGGACATGTTGGCAATCAAAGGACAAGGTTATGCCGGTCGTTTTGGTGGTGTTGAGATTTTCAAGTCTAGCTATGTGACTGAAGCTGCAGGCAATAAAATCGGTGCAATGATGTCAAAGGGTGGAGTTGCTTATGCAATCGGTACACCTCGTCCATTGGCAGGTGCAGGTGCTGAGATCCGTCCTGCAGGGACTCCAGTTGTAGTTGCATTTCAGCGCGATGAGTCAAAAGGATTGACAGAGGTTGTTGGTCATTTGTACTGTGGTGCTGCAATTACTGAGGATGCACGCATTGTCAAGATTGTTACTGATGCTTAATTAACATTTTGGAGTGGTGATTGGGTTTTATCCCTTTTGCCTCTCACCACTCCAATCTCTTTTGAGATTGGAGTGTTTTATCAAACATAATAAAAAAGGGGAAAAAAATTATGGAAACATTTACACCATCCACATGGACAGGCAAAAGAGCCTCCACAGATAACGCAAAATTACCTCTCAATGGTAATGCACCATTTTATCTATTGCACCATCCAAATCAATGGGAGTTGGTACAATTGGAAAGTGGGAAATGGAGATGGTTACCTACTTTTGGACAATTACATGAGATTGCAGGGGTTAATGGTATTGAGGACACTAGACAAGGTCCGGACTCCACTGTAGCACGCATGAAATTACAAGAGAGAGGACAATTAGTACTTGATAGAGAGTTTGGTTATGTATCCCGGTATGAGACAAAAGGTGGAGGATACTACTACACTCTGAGATGGGATATCCCAAAAATCATAGGAAACAAAGTCTATTGGAATACTGACACAGATGGATACAATCTATGGAGATTGGAGCTGATGGAGATTGGAGTAATCAAAAATCCAGAGATTGAAATTGTGCAAGAAAAAATATCAATGATTGACAGAAAGATTGATAGACGCATGAAACTCCAACACATACCGGAGATCAAAAAAGAGATTGATGAGTTATATGCACTCAAAAAACAGATGGATGATGCATACAAATCAATCCACAGTGATGATGACTCTGATACAGATGCAAAAACTACCAAAAAGGGGACAAAAAAATGAGTACAGGTCCTACAAGAGAGCAAGTGGAGAGAGTTACCACTAGATTGTACAATGATGCAAAACAATCAGGTAGACAGGTCACTAGAGAGACTATCAGAGATGAGGTCATCAAGAGAGCAAAAAGATTAGATAACAAAAAACCATAGGAGACTATCATGGGATACAATGGCAAGCCTTTTTTCAAAATTCCTCGTCCACTCTTACTAGAGGGTGGAGTAGAAAATCAAACAATTGCAGGTGACATCACTTTGACTGCAAAAGACTCATTATTTAATATGATTGATGGTGGTGTGGCAGATCGTACTATCACATTGCCTGCAGAGATCAATGGTGCAATGTATATCATCCTCAATACAGGCAGTACAAATGATTTGATCATCCAAAATGATGCAGCTGGTGCAGTGGTGACATTGTCAGGTGGTGAGGTTACATGGTTAGTCTGTGATGGTACAACATGGTATCCAATCATCAATGTAAATAATCTATAATGAGATGACAGATGGGTACTGAGAGATTTTATAGTCCTAGGATCAGGATACATGAAGTTTTGGAAAGAACCAGATCATGTACTGTAGATTTACCAGTGTATAGAGATAATGCACTGGTATCTCCTACAAGTGCATATTTGACTATCCAAAATCCTGATAATGGTGATCTGATTGCACGCACTGCAGTATCTATCATAGGCAATATTGCCACATACAACATCTCATCAAGTGAGATACCTGCATCTACTCCATTGGGTGATGGGTACATGCAGATATGGGAATTGACACTGAGTGGAGTAGTCCACACATTTAAAAAACCATGTGCGATTGCACTCTCCTCTCTCTATCCAGTCATCACTGATTTGGATTTGGAGGCAGAGTACAGTGATTTGGCATCAATCAGACCATCATCACTAGGTAGTAGCTATCAAACCTATATAGATGAGGCATGGGTACAATTGATCCAACGAATTAGAGATTTGGGCAATATTGAGTATTTGATTATGTCTCCTCAATCTCTGAGATCTGCACACAAAAATCTCACCTTTTATCTGATTTTTAAAGATATGGACTCCAGTGGACTGGGTGAGGGACGCTATTTGGACCTTGCGAAAGAGCACAGAAAAGAGTTTGAATTTGATTTTAAAAGATTGAAATTCACATATGATCTCAATCAGGATGGCAGAGCAGATGACAAAAATGGACGGAGGAGTGCATTTGGAGTCATCTATACCTCTGCACCTCCATCAATGTGGAGGAGATGGTAATGAGTACAGTATCACTCTCCACAATCAGACAGAGATTTGCAGATCAAATCTCCACTATTGCAGGATTTGATGAGAGTCGTAATCCTTTTGATGGATATGGTAGATCTCCAAATACAATCGCACATCAGAGATTTAGTGTTGGTATCCGTACAGTATCATCCAGAGATGACAATAGACAAAAAGTAGGACCGGGAATCATGGTTGAGACTCAATGTCTTGTCAGATATGCCTTTAGGATCAAACCAAAGGATCAAATTGAGAGTTATGATGAGGCACTGGACAGTGCACAGACAGTCATCAAAACACTCACAAATAGATCTGCACCACTCCACAATGATCTCCAAATCAGATTTGGAGGTATGGACAACGAATTGTCAGACAGTGGAGAGTGGTGTGGTATTACTCTCACATTTAACATCATTCATTTTTTGGACTTAACATAGGAGACAGTCATGGCAGATAGTAGTGTAGTAGGCACATCAAGAGATGGCACAATCACAATCACAGATGGAGCTGCATCATCATATACAGTATCATTTGAGGTTGGAGATTTTAGTGCATCAGAACCGGGTGCAGATCGTGTTGTAATTCGTGATCGTGGTGCAATCGTGGGATTGCGTAAAGGTGATGATCCAGTAATCAATTTTTCATTCAGTGTGCATCTGAGATCATTGACAGATACCACTGCAGATAACTTGATGGACCGTTTGTACAATCGTGGTTTTCATGGTGGATCACCATTGACATCCACAGGTGGAGATGGATTTGAGCAATTTTTGCAAACTGTAAAGTACCAAATGAATACCTCTGCAGTAGGCAGTGGTAAAACTTATGAGGCGACATATGCAAAATGTTATATGGAGGTCTCAGGATTGACAGAGGGTGCAGATGGCAATACTTTGGAGATCAGTGGTGAGTGCTATGGTGGAGTTACATACTCTCAAACCTAATTAAAATCATAAAAAAGGGAGATTATTATGATGATAAAATTACAGACATTTGGTGAGATGGAGTGCAAATTGCCTCCACTCTCCACCTGTTTTGATTTGGTATCACTATGGAGTGATGATCAAAACAGATCACAGATGGGTAGACTGTGTGCAATGGCATTATGTGTATGTGGAGTGGATGACAGGTTACCAAAAAAACGACATCTCACAGATTTACTCCAATATGGATCTACTTGTTTAGATACTTTATTGGGTGCAGATGTCCCGGTGCATCAAATTATGGATGCAGGTATGCAATGTCTCACAATGATGGCAAATGCATTACCATCTCAAGCTGAGGTCAAGGAAACCGAAAATTTTACAGGACCACAAAATCAGGATTGATGGAGAGACAATCATTTGCAATCTGTAGATTTTGGCATCAGAGTCCAGATTGGTTTTTGTCATTGGATGCAGATACTCAGGTGAGAGTGTATGTTGATTATATGATGTGTAATGAGTCCAAAAAGGATGCAGATCGCAAAAATCAACAGGCAAAAATGGACAAAATCAACAAATGGAGGTCTCAATGAGCAAATTAAAATATGGCAAGGGTAGAGGATCAATAGAGATTGATGGACTGCAAAAAGATTTGTTTTTACAGACAATCAGACAGGCAGAACCTACTATCATCAAAGTATTGGAGGATACCACTGCATCACTTGCAAAGGACTCTGAGAGAGATTGGTTAGTACGCAATCCAAAGTATGGTAAATCAAAAGGGAGTAAATATATGCACTCCACAGGATTGAGGATCATACCACCATATACAATAGAGGCATTTGTGCAGAATAGTGCAGAATATGCATGGGCAATCAAAGTCGGTAGAGAGTCCACATCCAATCTGAGAGAGGGTAAAAGACTTGCAGATGAGGTATTGTGGAGTCCTGCAAAAAAGCAGAGTCAAAAGGTAGTACAACAGATTGCAGATGAGACAGTCAAAAAGATGAGGAAACTATGACAGATTTTGTCATCAATATGAGAGATAGGGCAATATGTTGGTTAATAGTTATCTGTGCTATGATACTATTGGTGTATTACTATCTGAGAGGTAAATATGGCAGATGTAAATAAGACAGTCAGTATCAATTACAGTGCATCCACAGAGCAATTGGAGAGGGCACTAAAAAAGATACCAGAGATCACAGATGCACAGGCAAATAAAGCTGCAAAGGATTTTGACTCCAATTTTAAAAAAATGGAGACCAGTGCAGAAAAGACATCAAAATCAATCTCCTCAAAAATGAAAGATGTGGGCAAGGCATTTGCAGTAGTTGGTGCATCTGTGACTGCTATTGGTGTAGGAGTAATTGAGTTATCACAAAAATTTGCAGATTTGACAAATGAGTTAGTAGATGCCAGTACAAAAACTGGTATTGCAGTTAATACACTTGCAGGTCTGAGACTAGCTGCAGAGGGTAGTGGATTGGGTTTTGCTGCCTTAGAGGGTGGATTGATAAAATTTCAGGGGTCAATCCTAGAGGCATCTAGAGGATCAAAAAATCTGCAGGACACATTTGATAGACTAGGTGTATCAGTAAAGGACTCAAATGGAGATTTGAGAGATGCAGATGGAGTATTTAACGATGCAGTAAAATCTCTATCACAGATGGAGAATATGACTGAGCGTAATGCTTTAGCAATGCAATTATTTGGGCGTCAGAGTGGACCTGCATTGATACAGAGTGGTGCACTTGACAATCTCCAGTCTATGACTGCACTTGCCTCTGAGTTTGGAGTACAAATCAATGATAGTGCAATCTCCTCAATGGGTAATTTTCAGAGAAAAATGGCAGAATTTGGAGTAGTATCAGATGGAGTACTCCAAAAACTATTGTCATCAATAGCAGGACCGGGATCAGTCAATGCAGGTATTGAGGGTCTTACAAAAATCATCATTTGGATGGGCAGTATTGCATCTGATGTCATTGGTACACTGGGCAATAGCTTTGAGAATGTATTTGTATTGATAGAGGCAATGTCACTCAAATTCAGTGGAGAATTTGAGAGAGCAGAGCAATTATTAAGTGAGCAGTCTATAAAGACTCAGAATTCTGTTTACAATTTGATGAATACTTTTGAGAGAGCATCTGCAGAGGTAGACAAATTTAATGAGTTATCCAGTGCAAGTACTGCACCTGCAGTCATGAAACAAGTTGCAGATAATACTCAGGATGCAGTGGTACAGATGGACAATCTCACAGAGAGTACATCAAATCTCAATGAGGAGATGGATGCAATCAGTGAGTATATTGGAGAGGCATATCAGACTACTATAGATTTGGAGGATCAGGTCAGAGATAGAGTCACATCTGCATTTGTCAAACAAAGACAAGAGATACTACAGATTGGTAAAGATTTGAGATCACATTTGTACATGCTACAATACCAAAGAGATGAGATCCAAAAAAACATTGATGCAGGTGGAGATGAGGCAGTATTGAGAGGTCAATTACTTGCAATTGAGAATGAGATCGCCACAGTGCAAGCAGTCAGAGCACAAAACCAAAAAGCAGAGATCAAAGAACTCCATCAATTGAGATTGGATACATTGGATGAGCAACATCAAAAGGAGTTGAGTAATTATGGCATTGCAATTAATGATCTCAGATAAAATCAACAGTGTATCAGATATAGGTGGTATGGTGTTGGAGACATTTGGTGCAATCTCAGAGGCATTGACTGCAATATCCAATCAACAAATAAACCAAATAAAATCTCAAACTGAAAAGGACATCAAAAAGATTGATGAGATGTATAAAAGTGGAGAGATCAGTGCAGAGCAGAGTGCAATGTATAAAAGTGGGATAGAGAAAAAAGCAAATGAGGAGATGCAGGCATTAAGGATCAAAGCATTTAAACAATCACAAGCATCTGCAATTGCAGATGTGGTATTTCAAGGTACAATCGCAATTGCAAAGGGATTTGCACAGTTTGGTCCTATAGGTGGAGCACTTACAGCTGCATTGATGAGTGCAAAAACAATTGCACAGGTTGCCACCATCAAATCACAATCACCTCCAAAATTTGATGTTGGAGGTATGGTTGGCAGTAGTACAGATGCAAATGCACCTGATGCAGTAAATGCAAATCTCCTCAGAGGTGAGGCAGTATTGGATAGAGGTACAGTCAATAGATTGGGTGGAGAGGATGGTGTAAGGAGACTCCAAAATGGAGAGTCTACATCACAGACAATCATTATTCAACCATTCAAACATTTTGACAGATACCTGAGTGCAAAAAATCGCAGAATGCCCAGAGCAGTGGGCAGTGGAGTATACTGATGGCAAATATTACACCGGACTACATCAGAGGGTTTTTGGTCCCTTTTAAATTTACCTCAAATCATTTTTGGAGTGATGAGTCATCCTGTACACAAAATGGATCATTGGCAGGTATACCATCCACCTCCTCAAATCCATCTCTCCAATTGCAGATGAGAGGAGATCAGACAAATGAGATCATTGTACAGACTGAGAGGGCAGGTCATGTACAAGGTGGTGCAGCTTTTGCATGGAAATACACAGGTGATCAGTATTTGTATGGGCAAGAGCCTCACAACAAAATCACAGACATCAATCTATTACAGACGCCCGGTATCAATACCAAATACATACCACGATTTGCACTCAGACTCTCCAGTGGTACACTCTTGACTGCCATTGAATTTGAAAATCTCACTCAAAATATAGTGAGAGTTGGTAGATTGACAGTGGATGGAGTGTACAATGATGCACAAATCTCCAGTACGGATCTCTCTATTTTGGCAGGTAGTAAAAGATACCCGGTACTCTGTGAGATGCCAGATGGATCAGTGCAGGTCTATTTTTGGGTCATCTCTGATAACCTTGCAAACATTGAGGTGTACAGATCAGTAGATGATGGTGAGACATGGTCAAAAGTCTCAAACAGAGCACTACCAATAGACTATGATGTGAGTGGTGCATTTGGTGCAGGTGCAAGTGGGTATCAATTGCAACCAATCAGAGTTGCATCAAGTGCATCTCAGGTCCTGATGTTGATTGCACTGTACAAACACAATACTACTCCAGTATATGGTAGTAGTGCAGTACAATATATCTCCACAGACAGAGGTCTGACATTTAAATATGTAGATGAGTCATCAGATAGTGATGCCTCACACTTTTATCTACCTGATGTAGTGCAATACAATGGAGTTTTTGTCATCTCCTATATATCATCCACAGACTCAATCAAATTTACACGGATCGTCAATGCAGATGATAGTGTATTTGATAAATTAGGTATTATACCTGCAGATACTTTGAGTGGTAGTTTTGCCACAGTCACCTCCAATAGACTCACAGGTGGAGACAAAACAATGTATATTGATACAGATGCAAGATTGTATTTGTACACATTAAACATCAACAAAAACTATCTCTATGGTGCATACTCAGATTTGGCAGGTATCACAGTCAATGATTATGCAAGTGATTGGAGTTTGTATGCAGATGCAGTCAGTATGGGTACTGCCTATGTATCTAAATTCCGGACTGCCTCTGCAGCTGGTGGAGGTATAAAAAATATATGTGGTGCAGCTGGGCAGGGTAGTCAGTTGTTATTTTGTAATACAAATGCAATTGGTACAAATACCTATAAGGATGGTCTACATTTATTGCATTTTGGAGGATGGAGTACTCAACAGTATCCAAAATTGACTCCATATGCAGATGATAATCAGTGGGGATACAATACTCATGACTGGATACCATTTGATCTACCTGAGCAAAATGCAGTATGGACAAAATACTCAACAGGTACTCCATCCACAGTATTAGGTGGAGATCACATTGCATTGAGTGTATCATCCTCAGATGTAGTCAAGTATTACAATACCATATCTGACAAATCAAATGGAGTCATACTGCATACAAAGGTCTCAAATGTGACTGGTGGTAGTGTGACACGGGGTAGTGCCTTTGGAGTGGAGATACAGACACAAAGCAGTGCAGTCAATACCTATCATTTGGAGATTGTGGTGGGTAATGGTTTGATTTATGTCTATGATGTGCATGCAGGATACAGTACACCACTTGCATCTGTGACAGGTTTGGACTTTAGTGATGGAGTGCATTTTTTGGTGTGGTTAGACAATGCAACAGGTAATGCATCAATCAATTATGCAGTGGGCAGTAGTCCTCTGCAATATGTTTTGATGTCTGTAGTATTGACTACTGCCACATCCTCAAATCAGGAGATTTATTGGGGTATACCTACCTCATCAGGTACTACTAGATCATCAGAGTGGTCCTTTTTTAGTTATGGTTTGGGTACATCAAATGGTATCAGATGGATTGATGGTCAAATCAATGCAAGACAATATCCATCAAAAGGATTTTTTGTGCAGATTAAGGATGGACTACAATTGAGTACAATCAATGGACCTGCACGATTAGGAGATCAATACACAATATCTCCTCAGTATGGATCACCAGTGCAGAGGACATTGCACAGGGTATCTCCATCTCCAAAAATTGGATGGAGATCAGATGCAGTCACAAATCCAGATACTACACCAGTACCATCTCAGACAATCGCATGGATGATTGATACCACATTGGAGGGTACACAGGACACTCATACAATGACAGAGGCAACAGGACTCCATCTCACAGGGATAAACTTTAGAGAGTTTGTGATACAAAAATACTCATCCAGTGCATGGTCTACAGTTGCCACAATACAAAATGATGTGAGTGGTGGATTTACTTTTGTTCGTAAAGGAGCAGCAGTCTACTCTAGAGCTGCATCAGGTCCATATCTCCATCTCAATGAGTGTCAAGGATGGTCTATCCGTTTGGATGATGGACTGGGTAATGTGGTTCAAAGACGCATTTTGAGTAGTGGAGATGGAGTATTGGATAATGCCTCATCCAAAAAAGCATATCTCCATCTCAGTGGAGTACAGACAGGTGATCCTACAACAGGCACTGCATATCTGATACCAGACTCATGTACTGTATTGATGGATCAAAATGAGTATGCAGGATTAAGAATTGTGATCTCCAGTCAAAAAACTGCAGAGGGCTATTTGCAGATTGGAGAGATGGTTGCAGGTCCTCTCATTGTACCCGGTCCTCAATATGGTAGAGGTAGATCAATCTCTCTCAATGCAAATGTAATCAATACAGAGTCCTCAAATGGTACTGTATTTGCATCCAAAAAAGGAGATGCAGGTAGATTGGTCAGATTGAGTTGGAGTGATGGGGTGGATACCTCCTCTCTCAATGAGGTCAGTGCATCTCCATCCTATTACAATCTGTATAGTGGATCACCCATTGCAGTCTATGGTAGTGCACCATCATTGATGCAGGGTCTTTTGCAGTATATGGATGCATCATTGGATGCCATGGTGTATTTGCCATCAATAGGGACATTACCCAGTACTCCAGTCATGTACAATAGATACCATGATCATATTTTGTGCACAATGGGTCCTGAGTTATCAGTGGATCATGTATTGGGTGATGAGAGTTTGGCAGATAATAGAGGTGAGGTATTTAGAGTCTCCACTGTGATTTTGAGAGAGGTGAGATGATGTACACTGCATTTGATTTGATGGGTGCAGATATAGTTTTTTGTGTGGAGTTTGAGTGGTGTGGTAAAATACACAGATACTCCACAAAAGGACTGCATATATCCTCAGTGGATGGAGAGTTGGAGTATTTACCTACAATCATTGATTTTGATTTTGTGGAGAGTGCAGACATTACCACAATAGACATTGAGTCAAATGTGGTATCTATGGCACTCATCATACAGGATGCAAATTACATTGCAGAGTGGAGTAGAGGATTTGGATTGGATGGTGTAGATGCAGAGTTTTTTTATGTACTCACAAAATTTGATACACCGGTCTCAGATTATGAGTCCAGAGTAGTACTGTACAGAGGTCAAATACAGGAGCCTCAATTTGGTGGAGTGGATGAGGTTGATAATTTTGTATCATTTAGCATTGAATCACAATTATCTGATGGTGATAGACTCCTATT